AAAATATCGTGCATTGCCGGAATAGCCGGTTCTGGATATTGCAAGGCTATTTCCTGATATTCCGCCATCAACCGTTATTATAGTGTTACCGCTCCAGCCATTTTTGATGTTCCCCGTGCTGTCATACAGCAGATTTCTTCCACCTATCTGTATACTGTCAACCGCTGACTTTGTGGCGTATATTTCCGACACTGTTGTCCGAAAGCCCGACAGGTTGCTTTCAAGAGCGGAAGTACGAGTGCCGATACTGCCTATGCTTGCAGTCAGCTCCGTGAATTTTGCATTTATCGTCTGAGATGTTCCGTCTATAACAACCTTACTTGTATTAAGATAGGTGCTGTTATCGGCGTTGATACCGTCAATAACGCTCGAAATATCCAGCTTACTGCCGCTGATATGTGCATCATCTGCCACCATATCATTTTTGATAATGCCGCTCTTTATCCCGTCCTCGTGAAGTCCGTCATAAGAAGTAAACATTATCTTTCCGTTTGCATCGGTAACGTAAATGCCATAGTCGGATTTACCGTCCTCGCCTATCTGGACACGGACGGTATTATTTACGTCCTTGATCTGTATTGTGTTTCCGACTATCTGCAATTTTCCGCTGCTTGATTTTATCGTAAAATCATCGGTTTCGATGGTCTTTGACCGGAAGTTTGCGGCTGTAAGGTCCTTTATCAGCGCAGTCGCTATTTCCGCATTTTCGGCAGTCAGCTTTATAGATGTCAGTTCACCCGTGCCGGCTTTGCCCGACAGCAGAACATCTATGTTTGCAACATTGGATTTCAGTGATTTAAGCGTTGCCGTATCGGCCACAAGCTCATCTATATCCGCTTTCTTTGCATACAGCTGTTCAACATCTGCTTTCTTAGCCGTCAGATTGTCAATCGTGGCTATCTGTGCGGAAAGCTCGGTAATATCAGCCTTTGCGGCATAGACGTTTTCGAGGTTTGCAATCTGTGCATTAAGCTCTGCAATATCCGCTTTTTCGAGTAATGCTTGTTTTACGCTGATTATATCTGCGGTTATTCGTTCCGCCTGCTTCTGCGCAGGCGACTTATAGCTTTCGCCGCTGTCCGCAGACTGTTCTTCAGCCGGTGCTTCTATTGCCATAGACAGGCCGCCGTTATACGTCACAGAAATATTTGCGGCAGGAATTTTCACAGTTTCTCCACCGTAGGTTATGCTCAACATATCCCACGCATCTATCAGCATATTGCCAAGCCTTAACGGGATTTCACCCGTGCGGTATTTAAATCCGTTTAATGACTTCTGCACCGTGTTCAGCTGATTTTGAGTCATAAACAGGCAATCGTATGTTATCGCAGTGCCTGTGCCGGCTGTAAAATCTCCGCACACCACACGTCCGACTGTAATATCGTCGGTAGCAACTGTGGGTGTATCATAGCAAAAATCGGACAATTGCACCGCCGTAGTATCAAACCACTTGAACGCTATCTTGCCGGTACGGTCACAAACGGCAAATTTGCCGTACAGCCCTGCGATATATCCGATTATTTCACGGCAGGTATAGCCCTCCGGCTTGTCCTTTATTGTTACCGCCGTAAGCCCCGAAGTATTAAAGGCAATGCCGCACTTTGTAGCAATTTCCGACAGCATTTTCAGCGTTGTGGACGGATACGACAGGCTTGAAAAATAGCCTTTTTCCGTCTTTGTCATGTTATCCTCAAGCGTTACCGACAACCGTTCTCCGCTTTTCTCGATTTTCTTTACCGTAAGCACTCCCTGCGGGGCGTATTCGCCGTTCACGCCAAAATACAACGTGCAAGTGCTTCCCTTTCTGACCGTCGCAGGAAGTGCCGACAGCTCGACTTTTGCATTTGCTATGACAGTTCCGCCCGGCACTATGCTCTCACTGCACGATCCGCCCGAATAGCTTACGCTGAACAGATCGTTCACCGTTACATCATTACCGAAATCCAGCTTGCAGCAGTAGACAGGCTCAGCACCATTAACGGATGACATAAAATCATCCGAAACATTTGTATACAAGCTATCACCTACCTTTCTATCAGATTTATTGACACGCTCTTGTAATAATAGCCGCTTCCTGCATACAGCTTGCCTGTGGCGGTAAGATCTGTACTGTATGCGGTTATCTCCTTATATTCGCCGTCATAGTCGAATTTTACGGCAAAATAATCGGGTTTGCTCTCAAACAGATTACGCAGGCTCTTCACCTGCGCTTCTGTGAGAAAAGACCATTTAAGCTCTATTTTGTATTTCCAGCAAAGTATGCTTCCGACAGTTGTTCCTGCGGCATTTCTGCCGGTGTTTGGTTCCCACGTCTTGCATCGTGTGGCATTATAGCCGTCAATATCGGGCGGCGTGAGTAGAACACCCTTAACCCATATCAGATTTTTAGCCAAGTGCATTTACCCCCGTTCTGTATGTATTCTCCTTGTTCAGACGTACTATCAACCGGTAAAGCGTTTTACCGTCAACCTCACCCTTAGCGATAAGATTAAGACCTTTCAGAAACTCCAGTATCTCACGAAGCAGAAGTACGACTTCCGTCATATCTCCGCCTTCGCCGATGATGTCCTTGAGCTTTGACAGAGGCGCAATTACCTCCGGGTCTGTTCCTGCATTACGGTTATCACCGACCATTGCAAGCGTAGGTGCATATGCAAGACCGCCCTTTGCAAGTTTAGGTATCAGCGGAGGATTTTCAGGCATTGAGAAATGCCAGTCCTGACCGAACAAATCGCCTATTGCACCTGCCACACCGCCGATAGCGTCAACTATACCCTTAACTGCGTTGTAAATGCCTGTCCAGAGCATATTAATACCGTCGATTATCAGATTGATAACTCCTTTGATCACGCCCCAGATTGTGTTCCAGATACCGCTGAAAAAGTCGCATATTCCCTGCCAAGCCTTATTCCAGTCGCCTGAAAATACGCCTGTTATAAAGTCTATCAGTCCGCCGAAGGTCTTAATAATACCGCCGATTATATTGCCGATAGCGGTAAATACAGTGTCAAAAACGCCTTTGACCGCCGCCAGTACATTTTTTATCGTGGGTCCCAACGTTTTTACGAACCAATCGACAAACGGCTTTAGAAAATTCCATACTGCTTTTACGCAATCCACGATTTTTGCGACAACGGCAACGACCTTTACATAGACAGGCTTTATTGCTTTGTCCCACAGGGATTTTATAAGGTCACATACCCACTGTATAACGGGCTGTATCCACTCTTTATAGACCGTCAGCACTGTATCACCGACTGAAGTTATAAGCGACTGAATAGCTTCCATCATCGGTTCGCCATACTGCGACCATAGCTTTGCCGAGGTTATCCACAAATCGCTCCATACGCCCTGCAAGGTTGTCAGTATCGGCATAACACCGGTTACAAAAACCTCGTCGAATATTGTCTTGACGGTTTCAAAGAGTGTCGTCATAACCTCTGCGGTCGCCGTCCACTGATCTGTCAGCAACGGTAACACAGTTGTTATCATTGTGTTCAGCGAAGGGAAAATAACGTTATCCCACAGCTGACCGAACACAAGATTAAACGTATCTCCAAGCCCTGAAGCTATCGTACCTATTGACTTAAACGCTGTCTGAAGCGCCGGAGTCAGATTATTTGTAAAATAGTTCTTGAACGGCTCGGCAAGAGTTGCCATATCACTCCAGGCCTTGCTCATATTATCCTTGAAGCCCTCTATAACGGGTGCAAATTTTTTGCCTATCTCCGCAAATATCGGAGCAAAATTTGTGTCGAAATACTTTTTGACGTTTGCAAACTGCTTTTTCAGCAGAGCAAACCCTTTTTTAATCTGCTCACGGATCTTATTTCCGATACCCTCGGCTGTCTTATCGCCCTCGCTGTCAAGTGCAGAGAGATCAGAGGAGGAGCTGTCGCTCTCGTCCTTTGAAGCAACATTCATCTCATCAAAACTTGCAAGGAAACGGCTGTTTTCCTTAGCCTTTTTTCCGACAGCTTCGACCTTTTTTGCCGCTTCAAGCGACTTTTTATACGTTGTGCCGAACAGCCCAGAAATAAAGCTCGCTATAGCTTTTGTCGCTGTGGCAAGTCCGGATGCCAATGTATTAAGCGCAGGCATGATAGCGTTTACTATAGGCGTAAACGCAACCTGAAGATTGCCCTTTATCTGCTTTACACTGTTGCCGAACTCCTCGTTTGCACCGATAGCGTCCGACATTACCGACTTTATGCCACGAAACGCCGCATAAAGCCCTGCCATAAGAAACGTAGATTTAAGTGCGGATTTGACACTTTTACCAAGTCCGCCTATTGTCTTGCCGAATCCACCGGCAGAAGTTTTTGCTTTGCCGAGCGATTTTTCAGCAGAAGCACCTACTTTTTTGACCGACTTTTCAAGGTTATCAACAGGTTTTTCTGCTCTTTTGAAATGGCTTGCAAAAGAGGAAGCCAGTTTTTTCACAGGAGCAATGACCGAGTTATTTACCGCCGTGCCTACCGTTTTCAGCGTGTTTTTCACCTTTGAAACAGGCTGTATTATCTTGCTTGCCGCCTTATCGGCCGTTTCCAGCACCTGCTCAATCTTTTTACACCCCGAATCCAGTACGGCGGTAGTTTTTTCTACCGCACTCTGCACTTTTTCGTTTGATGCAGCAGCGTCTGTTACCGCTGTTTTAACCTGCAGCATTTTGTCTATCAGCATCGCTATGACAGGTAACGATTGCAGATTTATGTTGTTTGTGCTTTCAGGTATCTTGTTTACCGCTTCGGCAGCCTGCCGTGCGGCTTCAGCCAGCTTTTTGGCTTCTGCATCCGCTTGCATTGCCTTATCTATCTTGGCTTTAGTAGCTTCGGACTGCTGCTGCAGTTTCAGCATACTTGTTTCAACGGCGTTTATTTTTTCTATTACGGCATTGCCCTTTTCGCCTGCCATGTCTTTATCAGACATTGCCGCCATTTCTCTGTTAAGTTGTTTCCACTTCTCCTGTGCAAGCTCTATCTTTTCGTTAGTCAACTCAAGACTTTTGTTCAGACGGTCGATAGGTTCGGAAGGAATTTCAAAATTGCCGACATCAATTTCGGGGAGCTCCTCTTTTTCTTTGGACTTCTTCTTATCGCTTTTCGGCTGATAGTTGTTCACGAAATCCATAGCTTCTTTGCTATAACCGGGTCCGAACTCATACTTGTTATTTATCGCTTTGCCAAGGCTTTCTGCTTCCTTTTTTGCTTCCTTTACAGGCTCGACAAGCGCCTTTTCCAGCGTTTCGGAAGCCTTTTCGGCACTTTCGGATATAGAGCTTTCAAGCGTCTTTCCTACCTCTTCGGCGGGCTTTTCGACCTTCTGCACAGCCTTTTCAACGCTCTGCGTCACGGTCTTTTCTACAGCCTTGCCGACTTCCTCAACAGGCTTTACAGCCTTATCGGCGGCTTTTGACACACTGTCGGTAAGTGCCTTTTCAGCGGTTTCACCGACCTTATCCCACTGCGACTGTATGCTTTTCTGTAAAGCCGAAAGCTGTTTGTCAAGCTCTGCGTCTATTATCAGCGACAGGCTGATAGTGCCTACTGACGCACCGTTTCCGTCAGCCATTTACTCACCTCCCCCGAATGCTCTTTTTATCATCATTTCAAGAGCCGTTAAATCGCTCTGTATCTGTTTTGGAGTTTTCTCTGCAAGCTGTTTCTTCGCTCTGAATGCCGCCCACTCCCGCCGTATGCGGTTTTCATACGGCGAAAAGTGTTTGAGCATCTCCTTGTTATCCTCGCTTCGTATCCGCACTGTCTGACCGAGCGGAGTATCATTCATAATGCCGGATACAAGGCTCAGCCAGTCAGAATAGTGCAGATCGTCCTGCTCGGACGGCAGTATGTGATACTGTTTTGCTATCGACTGCCGTATCAGCTCACGGTCATACTCGACATCGTACCAGACTTCATTACTCGTGAAATCGCTCGGTATCTTCCTGTCCCGTCATGGCGGATATTACTATCTCGGACAGCTTCTGATATGCCGCCCATGGCATATTCATTTCGCTTATCTCCTTAGCGGCGGCAGGCTCGAACGCCAGCTTGAACATCTCGTCAATCTTTTCAATGTCCTTCTTATCGCCGTTATTGTAAAGCGCCATTACCTTCTTGACCGTCTTTTCACGATCGTCTACCTTGTAGACCTTTTCACCGATTCTGATTTCGGGAACGCCCACGAGTAACTTTTCATCAAGTGTGTACATCTTAGCCATTGTATTTATCTCCTTTACTTTGCGTCTGTAAATGTGGGTTTGCCGTCAGACATAATATCAAATGCAAGAGGTGCGACCGCTGTGGAGTCGCCCGACTCCCACTCCGTCACGTTTATAACGCACGGTATTGTCAGCGTTGCGCCGCTGGGGAACGTCCACACTACAGTTGTGTGGCTGTCTGCGCCTGTTTTGAGTGCAAGTCCTGCTACATAATCGTTGCCTGCGTCACCGATGTTTCTCTTGCCGGATACGCTGACGGTCAGTGCCTTACCTGTCACAAGTCTTCTTGTCCAGCCTTCCTGATCGAACGGCTTCCACTCCTCGACATTGCCGTCAATGGAAACCGAAAAGCTCTCCATATCGGCAATAGTTACAAGATTCTCGGCTGTCGCACCTGTTCCGCCTGTCTTGTCAATCTTGAACTGATTTTCATATACGGGATATACTCCTGTTTTGTTAGCCATTGTTAATTACTCCTTTCGTAATAAACCGTCACATCAATAACGTACTCGCAGATACCTCTTTCATCTCTGCCTGCGTTATGCGCCTCACTGCAACTCAAAAAGCCGACCGTGTGCCCCCCGGCAGTATAGCCGTGTACATCGGTCAGCTTATCAAGTATTTCGTTTGCCGCACTCTCGGCTGTTGTCGGATTGTCCGTCCAGTGTATCAGTACGCTGATGTGCTTTTCAAGTGTTTTCGTGCAAGGCTTACCGCCTATGCTGATTTTCTTAGGATAGGTGTTTTTTGACGCATACACGCCGATACACTTATCCTGATTTGCGTTTATACAGCCTGCGTATACATTCTCTATGCCGAGAACATCAGCAAGCATATCGGCTGCTTCAAGTAACGTCATACGCCTGTTCTCCTCTTGAAATCATATATAAACGCATCACGGGCAAGGTCTTTCTTTTCCCCGCTTACATAAGGTTCAAACCACCCTGCCCCTGCGTTTGCGTTCTTGCCCTGCTGGAAGTGATATTCAGGGTGATAATACAGCCGCCTTGCCTGAGGAGAACCGGTGACTATAGTTGTTCCATTCTGAGTTGTTGCAACGAAAGTCTGATTATTCTGCATATCGCCCGTGTCAAACGGCATTGTCTGTGAGCTTACAAGGTCGGTATGTACCTGTTCCATTGCTACCTCAGCACTTTTTAACGCCGCTGCTTCCAGATTTGCTATAGCAGCCTTGTCGAGCTTTACGGTTACTTTTATCACTATATCAGCTCCAGTCTTGTGTAATTTACCGTCCCGTCGGGGTTTTTAGCCTTTTCCGAGCCGTATATCTTGTACTCTCTGCCACCTATCTCCACAGCTCCGTCAACTATCGGGCTGTCCGGGGCAATATCACCGCAGAAAAGAGCCTTGCCAGACAGCGTTATAAGCTGTTTTTCTGCGGATAATTTCTGCCGTGCTTTTTCCGAATGAAAGCATTTACCCTCAAATATGACCGTCCGTTTCTTTGAGCCGTCACGGTTAAGGCCGTCTGTACGATACACGGTACAAGGCGTTGTACAAACCCTTTCGGGTACAAGTTTCGGATATTTCATTATAACCCCCTGTAGCAAAGGCCCGTCTGCAACAGCGTGTTATAAACCTGCCGTGTTGTAGTGACACCGCCGTAATTTATAACCTTCGAGCTGTCAAAGGACATTGACACACCGCTGATACTATAGGAACTGAGCGGACTGTCAAGCAGCTCGGCATTGTCAAAAACAAATGCTGTCTGCTGTGACAGCGCCAGCCTTACCTTATCCTGCTGAAACGCTGTCAGATTATTAAATCCTATAGCCGTTATGCGGTTGAAGGTCAGTGTGTCGATGTCGCTCTCCGCCATGTTTTCAAGAGCGTTGTACTGCTGTTCGGTTATCGTACTGTCGGGGCATAAGGTCTGAAATTCCGCAAAAGTGAGGTACATTAAGCCTCACCCTTTTTTGTCTTTGCCGCCCTTACCTGAGCAAGCTCATCACGGAGCTTTGCTATCTCCGCCTGAGCCTTTTCATATTCGGCATACGGCACGGTAGCCTGAGGAGAATGCTCCACAGCCCCGTTATCGCCGATTATGTCATACCCCTGTGCAAGATATGACTTCTTCTCGGCTTCCGTGATAGTATACTGCTTGTTTGCCTTTACTGCTACCATAGTTACCTCCTTAGTATGTTACGACTATAGCCTTTGCGTTGCCGGGAGCGGTATTGAATGTTATCACGCCCGATGACTTGTCATAGCTGTAGTCTGTTGTCGCTGTGCCGTCCACAGTTACGCCGATGAGCTTTTCGGGCTTGTCGGTCACCGTAAATGTCGTGGCTGAGCCGTTACCTGCGAATGTCTGCGTCAGAGCAGATACATTCATGATACAGCCGTCAACAAACAGGTGATCTATCGCAAATGTACCGTTGTACTTGCGGTTCTGGTACAGATAGTTGTCTGCCGTTCTGCTGTCAGAGCCGGGAGCAAACAGATGTATATATGCGTACTTATCTCTTGACACCTGGCATTCGGGGTCAATGAGAATGTAGTTTATCTGCTTTGCACCGACACCGGACTTACAGCCGTCCGTGAAATCGTACACGGTCTTGAAACGAGCTGAGGGAACTGTAACGATATTGCCTATATCGTCAACGGAATGGATACGTCTGTCGATACCGCCGCCGCTCTTGATGTCGAGCGTTCTCTGAATACCCTCTGCGTTCTTGAGTATCGTCTTATAGTCTGCGGTGACATAGAGTATCATTCTGTCAAGAGGCACGCCCTTATCTTCAAGTGTCTTGAGGTTCTCGTCAAAGTCCTTGAGGACATTCTCAATCGTGAGCTTGTCGTGCTTTATTGTTGCACCCACTCTTACAGCCTCTGCATACAGCTTTGAGAATGTATAGCTGTCGTGTTCGGGGATTGCCTGCGTCCTGTCGAAACGGCTCTGAATGTTCGCCAGTGATACAACGGTATCGGTTTCGTCAAAGTCCATAGGATCTACTACGAACTCGATAGAACGGTCGTGATCGAGCGTCTTTGTTTCGTAGTTGTTCTCGTATGTACCCTGAGGGAAGCCGAGCGATGCTCTTGTGTGGTCCTTATAGCCGGATACCGACAGAGTGGGTATCTTGATTGTTTTTCCGCCTCTGAGCTGAATATCGGAATTTGAGTGATAGAGAGCGTCGGCCTTTGATTCCTGACCGTAAAGCTCTCTGAGCTGATTGGTATACTGTTCAGCATAGTTGATTGTGTTTGACATTTTTACACCTTACCTTTCTTACTTCTTTTTCTTGATACCGAATGCGTTATCAAGTCTGCTGTTGTCGGGCTTTTCTTCCTTGTCGGAACTGCCTGCTCCGACCTTGAAGCCGCCCTGCTTCTTGCTGTCGCCCACGTCAGCCTTCATATCGGGATATTTCTTGACTACTGCCGACAGCGCCGAGTTGATGTTTTCGCTTTTGCCGGACTTGACATAGCTTTCGGCAATAGCCACAGCATCGTCCATACAGTCGGGCTTCACACCGAGCGACATTGCGGCTATCTGTGTTTTCAGCCTTAAAATCTCCTCGTCCTTTGCATCGGGAACGGCGGGTGCAGGCTCAGATTCGGGCTTATCCGCCTTTTCTTCGGGCTTATCGTCCTTCTTGTCCTCTGCCTTGCTCTCATCGGGCTTCTCTGCCATGCCGTTATCGTCCGTCTGCTTGTTTTCGGCGGGCTTCTCTTCGGGCTTGGGCTCGTCCTTCTGCTCCGCTGCGGGAGCGTCGGGCTTCTTCTCCTCTTCGGGAGTTTTCTTTTCGGGTTCCATTGCTTTTCCTCGCTTTCTTTGATTTTGGGTATAAAAATACCGCTCCTAATGGGGCGGTAAAATTATTAAGTTTGGTTGTGCAATCAATTGCACACGGGTATAAGAAAACCGCTCACTGCTGTGAGCGGTTAATCGTTATCGGATTTATACTCGAAATTACAAATTTGCGACTTGCAGTCTTTGTTAACACTGTTATCATCAAAAATATCATCGGGTATGCCATTTGGATACGCTTTACATTTTCTAATCCATGTTCTATCAAAGATGAAATGTTTACACAAAGCGCATTTATTTTCTTTCAACATAGTTAACCTTCTTTCAACTTTATTATTCGTTCCATAAGTTTCTTAGCTTTAGCATCTAAAATCGTAGAGGCTAACAAATCAGATATAAACTCATGATTGTCCACAAGTGAATTTTCTGAAACAGGCTTTCCACCTTCATTTTTATATCTTCTTATCAAAGTATTGATTTTAGAATTTTGATTTGCAATATCGTCTGAATAGAGCAAATGAAAATACTCATGCTTTCCAACATACTGAATTGTGTTACAGCCTTTCGGTATAAAATTACGCTTTTCCCATATGTTTAAAACTGCTCTTAAAGCATCAGGTCGATTCATATATTCAATGTTAAGGGCTAATTCTTTTCCTATTGTTTCTGCGGCTGTCATTTCATTACCGTAGTAACGTAAACTTATTCTACTGAAACACTCACCATATTTATCAGAAAGTGCCTTAATAGTTGAAAGTACCTCACCCACAACATGACCGTTTTTTAGTTTATCTATGCCAGCAATATATGAAATTCCCATTTCTTCTTTGACATATTTCTTTAAACTATCAACGCTTTCTTCGTCAATAACCTCTTCATAATCTCGGTAATCAAATTCATTTTTCTGCGCAAGTTGCCTTATTTCTATTATATCACTTTCATCCGAATTGTCAACAGTATCGTCTGTAAAATTCTGTACGTCTTCTTCGCTGTCTGTCGCTGTTTCAACAGGCTGTTTTACAGTTTCCTGTATGCTTTCTGTCGTTTTGGCAGTTTCATCGGATTCATCAGGCACAACCGCAGTCGGCGTATCGTCTGTGTCTTCGTTACTCTGAACAGGCTTTATAGGCTCAGGCTGTACAAAATTCATAGTGTTTTCGTTATTATCCGGCTTAGAAACGTTATTTTCCAGTTCAGAAACGTTATTATCCGGCTGAAGAATATTAGGCTCTTTATCTGTCGGAACAGGATTTTTGCTTTCGGTATCGGTAGCTTTAACAGGCGCTTCTTCCGTTCTCGGGGCTGTCTGCTTCGGCTCACCCTTACCGCTGTAGATCTTCTCTCTTGAATAATCTCTGCGGAGAACATCGTCATGCTCTTTGATAAATTCTCTGAGCTTGCCTTGTTCCTCTCGGAGCTTACGCTTATACTCCTTGACCTTCTTCTCGTCCTGCGTGCCCTCTACCTTACGTTTGAGTGCTCTTATCTTACGCTCCATAGTACGTTGCTTTTCTTCGAGTGCTCGCTGTTCCCGTATCTTCTCGGCAGGAATCGGCTGAGGTATCTTTGTAAGCCCATCTATGTACTGTCCCATAGTGTGACGGCAGTTCGGGTGGAACAATCCGCCTCGGATAGCCACAGACAACAGCATAAACCACTTGTCGCAGTAGTTTGACTTGCCGAAGTCGCCGCTTATCTGTCCGCTCCACAGCGTGAACACATCATCAATATAAACCTTGCCCTGATACGGCTCGCAGGTTTCTGAGCAACCTCCGTACTGCGATATAAGCACAGTGTCATATCCAAGCTCCGCAAAGCGTTTAGCCGCCCCCTGCAATGTTGCCCTTGTGGACGTTGTGCGCAGTGCCATACGCACATAATCGGCAATATTAACTCGCCTGCCGTCTGCGTATACAATGCAGTTTATGCCTTTGTCGAGGAAGTCCCTTGTTGCAAGGTCGATTGCTTCATTAAGCGTAATTGAGCCTGTGCCCATCATAAGCTGTACCTTGTTCAGCGTTGTGCGGTAAACATCGTCCATATTACGCACAGCGGCGGTAAGGGCGGTCTTTTCAAGCGTTGTTACGTCTTCCATCAGCTTATCCATCTTCGGCTTGTTAACACCGAAGAAATGATCATCGGGTATAGCTGTCGGCGCTTCGGGCGGCTGAGGCTGTGTCGGAACTGCCGGAACATTGGGAACATCAGGAACATTGACACCGCTTTCCGAAACATCAATGACCGACTGCTCCGCTGTATGCTCTCCCTCGTGAAACTGATCCGTCATAAGCTGTCGGGTTTCATCGTCAATAACATCTACATATTCGTCCGCTATCTGAGCGTTCTCCTTGCGGAAATTGTCAATGTTATTGAGCTTTTCAGCCTGCCACGCAGACCATTCAAAGCCTTCTTTTTCTTCTTCGGCTTTGTGCCGTGAAAGATTGCGTTTCAGCGAAGCAATGAGCCTTAGCTCTATCTCTTCAAATATCTTTGCAATATCTCTGAAACTAAGCAAGCTCATCACCTACCGCAGATGTCGCACCATCGGCAAGCCCCTTTTCCTGCATTATACGCTTGACTTCACCGGCTTTCCATACGTCCTCTTTAGAACTGCCCCACAGCTCCTCGACCTGCGTTTCGACCGACATAATGCCGTAGGTACTTGCCTTGCCGACCGTTTCTACACGACTGTCAAAGTCGGGTGCGCCATATTCACCAAAATCAACGCTTACCTCATATTCTTCGGGTGCTTTGCCCTGCATATTGTCGTATGTTTTTAATACAGCCGACACAAGCTCAGGCAGAGCCTTTTCAAGCGCTGTCGTTATTGTGTTCCGGGTGTTGCCCGTAACGTCCTTCTTCTCTCGCTGAGCGTCCGCACTTGACATCTTGCCGACATCAATACCGAGTGTCGCAGGCGATACAAGTCCTTGCAGGCACATCAGCAGGCAGTTTGTATACGATGATACAAATGCGTCATACTTTATGTCGGGCTGGACTACCTCAATCTTCGGGGTAACGCCCTCCTGCAACGGCTGACTTATCGTGATGTAATTGTTGCCGAACTGGTTGAGCTTTCCGACCGAGCCGTTCTCGGCATTGCGTGGTATCATATTATCGGGTATGTACTGCTTCACACGTCCCATTCTGATTGCGTCCCACCACTGTGAGATAACCTCGTCCAGAGCGTCAAAACAATCGGATTTACCGCCGTCGAATATACTCTTGCCCCTGCCCGGATATTTCTTAGAAGCGTAAAACTTCAGCGGTACAGCCATTATATAATCCCCGGCAAACTCTACTCGTTGTTCTATGCCGGCAAGGCAAGAAACACTGTCAAGGCTCACCTCGTGACCGCTGTGGTCGTACAATCGGCTTTCGATATAACCTCTGCCGTAATACTCCTCAAGCTGATATATCCTGTTACCGTCTTCGTGTGCGCTATGGAATACCACTTCCGACAGAACACCCCTCAGATAGCGATATTCGGTCTTATCAGCACCGACAAATTCAACAATAGGCGTTAATGACAGCGTATCATCGACCGAAATCTTGAAAGCACCGTCACCCTCAACGAGCGTATCGACTATTGCCTTTCCGACAAGTGCGGTAAAGTCCGTGTTCTGCGATATATCCTCAAATGCCGCTCTGCCTTTTTCGCCCTCGACCGCTATATCGTCCATATCCGAATAAACGATATAGGCGAGCGTATCAGCTATAATGGCAGGCAAGCCGCTGTGTATCTTGCGGACTTTCTCGTTATCGGGAACGCTCCCCCAGAAAGAATTTGTGCCGCAACCGAGCTGCTTGAAGAACTGCGACAGCTCATATGCGTCACCTCTGTACCACAGCTTTGCCCGGAGAATGTCCGCCATAAGCCCCGTTCTTTCGTTCAGGACAAAGGTCTGCTCCGATGCAGGATTTATATTGAGCCAGTTCAGAAACATCTGTCTGACTTTCTCTCCTATGTCAAATTTCATCTGTTTTCACGCTCCCTATAAGTGATTTGAACGGAAGCCAGGCATACTGGCAGGAGTTTATGCAGTGATCGTTGCCGTCCTCCGGCTCTGCCTTATCCTCTTTCCAGCTGTATATGTTAAGCTCCGCTATGTAATTTTTGCAATGCTCCAGGATATAAAAATCACCTGCCGCCAGCCACGCTGACTGCAAGTGAATACGGTCGATTATTTTCGTTTTCTTGAACGCAGGTATGAAGTTATACAGGCTTCCCGAAAGCCGCTTGAATTTCTGACATTCGAGTATCGTTGCCTGATCTGCGCTGTCTATGTAGACATCTTTTGCAAAGCCCCACAGCTTACGGTTCTTCTCTAAAAACTCGGTAAAGATTTTCGGAATATCGGACGGTGTAAGCGGTATCTGACGGTCACGGTTGTTGTATGTTTCCTCGTCAAGCGTTACGCATTTGCGGTCCGCCGTGATTCCCACAAATGTAAATGCTATCGTATCAGGTGAAGACTGCGAGTAGGCTGTATCTAAACCCGCCGAGAACCGCTCGAATTTAAAGCCTTGCGCCGTACCGAGTGAAATTATATTACGGGGTTGTAAATCGAAAACAAGCCCCGTTGCACGCCCTCTCAAGCCCAGTATCTTGTTCTTGTACAGCTTAGTACCCTTCGGGGCGGCAAGCATCTTTCGCTGTATGTCCTCATCGGTCAGCGAAAGATTATCACGAAAAGTAAAGAACCAGTACCGCCAATCCGGCACAGGTTCTTCCGTAAGCTCTTTCATTATTTCATCTGGCACGTCACAGGTGTATTTTTTGTATGGCCGTGAGCGGTTGACAAACTCTTTATACACCGGCAAGCCCGGATCATCGGGGTTCAGAGTAGCCATAAGGTAATCATTTCGGGTAGACATCTCACGGACGAACTCTATATCGGCGGTATTTATCTCGTCGATATAGACGCACCCGTACTGAGCGCCGAGTGCCATCTGCCATTTATCCTTGTTGTCATATCCGAGAACATAGATTATCTTTCCCTCGAACTTGATATGCGGCAGTTTATAATCCTTATCGCCGTTGCCGAAATACTTTGCATTTGCGTGAAGATCAAGAATGCCGTTGTCCTGCTGAATAATCGTTTCTTCTGCCTTGCCGGTTGTCTTTGCGGCGATAACGTGGAGCTTCTTTCGGCTTGCGGACACCATACGCATGAACTTTACGCCTGCACCGACGGTTGTCTTTCCGCTTGCGGTAGTACCTTCGAGAAAGTCCGCTGTCACATTATGCACGCTGTTGATGAAGTCGATATATTTCTGTGACAGAGGAAAACTACTCGTCAAGCCCCTCACCGCCTATCTGAGCAAATACATCGGAGAGCTTGTCAGAAGTTCTGACTTCTGCCTGTATCTTTGCCACATACTCCCCCGTCATCTTATTCAGCGTGTCTATAGCTCTGATACGGTCCGACAGCTCGTTCTGTTTATCCTTAGCTATATCGGAAAGTATCGCCTGCCGTTCTCTTGCCGTCATTATTCGGGCAGTCTGGGCGGCTTCGGTGAGCTGTTTTATGTATTCCGTAATTGTAGTATTTTGTAGTAATTTTGAAGCATTAGTATTTGCATACTTTTTGCTGTATCCTGCCTGTATTGCACTCTGGGCGGCGTTACCGCACTGAGCGTAGTATTCGGCGAATTTCTTCTGTCTTTCGGTCATTGGCGGTACACCGTCCTTTCTTTTGGGTATAAGAATACCCGACACCGTTGTGCCGGGCTTCATTAATTAGGCTCGAAATCTAATCTTCCTTTTAAAGCTAAAATCAGTATTTGATAATTCTTCAGCAACAAGCTTCTTAATTCGTTCATTATTTAAATTTTCACATATATTTGGTATTGCTTCAGAATCTACAAAAAATACAAACAAATCTTTTCTCATTCCCAAATTACGAACATGTTCTATAAAACGGCTATGTCCATAAGTCTCATTTCTTGCATATTCTGCATCTTGATCTGCACCACGTACACTGCTGATATACTTATTCACATCAAAAATAAAGTCAATAAGTCTATTTGGCAACGGGGATTGACTTGATTTATCTGCTCTATCCTCGAAAGAAACAGCATCTTTTATCATGTTACAGATTTCAGTTACTTGCTGTTTTTCTTTGATAACATTATATTCATTCGGTGTTTCTTTAAGCACGTTTTTACCTACAGCATCAAGCATAACTGTCATACTGTTAACAATGCTTTCAAGCTTTGCAATAGAAGTCTTTATGGTTTCAATTTCTTTGTCTTCCTTACATTGTTTTAAATACTTTTTAAACATATCAGACCATTGCTTTGACAAGAAATCTTTAATATCTGATATTTTGGTAAATTCATTTACCGGTATCATGTTTGGGCAAAAAATAGAATGAATAAATTTAAAAATTCGCACATCTTTGGTTGCATGAAATTCAATATACTTAGGATTTCGTTCGAACTTTTCCATGTTACTTTTATAAATATTATATTCAGAAAGCACTTTTGTATCGACAAATGCAAACACTGGAATGTTATCTTTTACCGCTGTCTCGAACTCTCTTTGAGTAATCGATATAAAGCTATCCACAATTTCAGATTCTTGAGAACTCGCATTAGAGCCGTATTGACCACCAATTATAAGTACTGCCATATCAGCTGTATGCATTGCTTCATAGCATGATTCGTCTAAAGCTTTATTTGTATCATACCCAATATCTCCATCTTCAAACATAATTGGTTCAAAATCGTGATTGCGAATAAAGCTTGCTAAATCTTCTCGAACATATTTCAAATCATAAAAAGTAGAACTAACAAAAACACGTGGTTTCATATATATTCCTCCGTTCTTATTGTTAATTATATCCTTTTCGGCATTATTTGTCAACATATGTTCTCCGTTTTCATTAAAAATATTTTATATTTTGTCATTTTAAATTATAACACCCTTAAAACGAACAAAACGAACAACATTAACCTAAATATCGATTTATTCTCATTCTTACTCCGTCAGGTGTATTATCTCCGCCGATTTCTACAGCAGTTTTCGTTAACTTATACCCTTTGATGTACCTTAGCTTAAACATATCTCTCGTCTGCTTGTCGGGAATGTCCTCAATAAACCGTTCTACTTCTGCTTTCTGTGCTTTAAGTTCAGACAGCCTTCTTTTCTTGGCAAGATATGTATCGGTATCGGGAACGCCGGAAATCGTGACGCTATGTTTGACATAGGGATATTCGCTCTGTGAGCCCTGCGTGCTGTCGGTTACTGCCGCATCGTTCAACTCTGATTCAAGCTGCTTGATACACTTGCAGGTGTAGCGGTAATCTTTAAGTTTCTGCTTTGTCATTCTATCACTCCCCATAGTATCCGAAATCGTACAAATCATCCTCACGCACAATTTTTAACTCACCATCTCTTGCCTCTACAGCCCACAGCTGAGGATAATCTTCCGTCACAAGAGCTGTGACAAGCGTAACACTGCCATACCTATTGTGGCTGGCAACGCAACCGGGTCTCATTTCGCACTCGTAAAAACTACTCATTCAAATTTCTCCTTTCAAATCCTTCCTCGCCGGTCATCAGCTCGATACACCTCAGCGCAAGCATCAGCTTGGCATCGTGATTTCTTGTGCTGTTGATCTCACATCTCAGCTCGTCCGACCTTCGTATATTCTCCTGGTATCCGACCTCTGCCTCGTGATTTTTCCGTGTTTTGTCTGCGTCCTTGCGATAATCACAAAGATATGCGTCCTTACGCTCTTTGCAAAGTCCCTTCGGAAGCTGACCACTGCGGTAGATACTACCAAGCTGTGACAGCTTATCAAAGTATTTATACTCGGCAGGCGGAAAGTCGGTATAATCAAGCGTGTTTTCGTATGCCATATGCTCCAGCTTTTCAAATGTTGCCGGATCATTGAAATTTATCTTCTTCATAATCATTCGGTGTAAGGTGGTGAAGGGTTTTGCCCGTTTTCCAACACCTTTTATATATATTTATTTTTTTCATTTTCCGTATGAAAGGTTAGAAAAACCCTTAAACCCTTCACCACCCTTCACCCTCCTTTCAGCTTATAGCTATTCCGATGTAACAATTACCATTTTTTGCTCGCACCTTAGGATACTTTTTCGACAATTCAACACCAAACTTCGTATTTGACATCTTATACTCGTTATTGTCATCGCACCACTGCGCATACGCCGCATAAAGCACGTTAGCCTGCGCATAGCAGTCCTTGCCCTCTGTACACCTGTCCTCGACAAAAGCGGAGATAACATCCATCTCTCTGCGGTACTCCTTGACCATAGCGACTACCGCCTTCGGCATATGCAGCCCCTCAGCCTGATACAGTACGCACCCCTCTACTGCCCAGCGGAAGATAGCGGGCAGCTCACGGCACAGCTTATATTTAAGACGTGGGTCTTTCTTTTCTTCGGGTATCTGTACAGTGAACGGTATCATATGCACTCTGCGCCAGATACCTGTGTCTGTGCCTCTGATTATCGGCTTATGATTAGTCGCCATCCACAGCTTGAATTCGGGCTTGAACTCAAACTCATCGCCGTACAGCTTGCGGGCAGTAACTATATCATCGCCTGTAAGCTGCTTCAGCAGACCCTCGTTGATACGCACGCCCTCGTTAGGCTCTACAGACGTAACAAACCTTGCGCCTTTAAGACGTGCTATATCGCTGTTTATGGCACTGCTCTGATTACTGCGTACCATTATTGTTTCCGGCTGGATATTGCTTGCGTAGTCGCCCATAATTGCACGGATAATATCAAGAAACGTTGATTTTCCGTTTCTGCCCGTGCCGAACAGGAAGAATACGCATTGCTCCGCCGTTGAGCCTGTCAGCGAATAGCCGACCGCCTTCTGAACATATCGTATAAGGTCCTTGTCGCCGCCGAATATCTCGTCAAGAAATTTCAGCCACTGCGGACAGTCGGCATTGCTTGTGTACTCCGCCGACGTGATACGGGTAAAATATGCTTCCGGCTTATGCTCACTCAGCGTACCGCTTTTAAGGTCAAGAACACCGCTCGGAGTATTAAGCACCATCTTGTACTTATCCATCTGTGCCGGCACTATCGGAACGTGATGCTGTGCTTCCTTCAGCATTGCAGATTTTGATTTGTTGCTTCGGCTTGATTTCAGGTGTTTTTCAAAGCTCTTTGCCATATCTCCGCCGTCCTCAGCGTCCATCTGCTCGTATGCCTTAGCCTCTGCCTTCATCGCAAGTACAGCCTTATCGGCTATGCGCTCTATTGTTCCGCTGTTGTCGTAGCACCACTTCCTGCCGTCATAATACAGCCAGCGCTTGTCTGTATAACTGTAGCGGATCTCCCTGCCGAATAAGTCTATAAGCCGTTCTGCGTTTCCTGTATCATCAAAAGTGTACAGCTTTACAGGCTCGTCCTGTGCCGTATCGAGCTTTGCGTGTACAACAGAGCTTTCACCTGTGAACCTTGCCGTAAACTGCGGTGATTTCTGTGCCGGTTCGTATACCTTTTCACAGTCGGCTATGGCTTTTTGTATCGTTATTGCACCGTAGGTACTGCCCGACTGCCGTCTGTCCCATTTCTCACGCATAAGCCCCGACTGTCTGTATATACAGTCCATCATATCCGCATCACACCTGCACCAGAACGCAAGCATATTACAAAGCGCCATATCAGCCTCAGACTGTGACACATATCCTGAATAATCGCCCTGCATAAGCGCATTGAAGCGTGGTGCGTTCTTTGCTTTTCCGGCGAGAGTTATAATATCATTTGCGGTTGCCGGAAGTGCCGGCGCATAAGCACGAGGTACAGCGGAAGGCTCACGCCCTCCGCCTATGTACTTTTCGTGCAACGCCTTGATAGCCTCTGTGCATTCGTTTATATCCATATATTCGGCGCACGGATTGCCCGTCATAACGAAAAATCTGCCTGTTTCGTACATTTCGACATTGCCTCGTCTGCGACCCTGCTTCGGCAGGTTTCCTTTGCAGATTATGTGAATGCCTTTGCCGGACTGCGACAGCTCGGTATATGACTGGAGTGTTGTTATAAATTCGGTGATAATGTTGTTTTCGCCGGTTTTGAATGCGGCTATCTCGTCACCCACTCCGTCAATATCCACACCGAAATACTCGCAGTTTCCGAACATGAATCCGACACCTGCAAAACCTGCCGAAGCCGCTACAGCCGTATTGAAATCCGACCATGTGGACGGATCGTTGGAGCGGGCAAGTTCGCCCGTATGAGGATTGATCGGAAGTTTTTTTATCTTACCGCCTGCCTCATCGGGTACAGCCTGCCAGCACACCCAGTTTGAGAGCTTTTTAAGCTCATTGGGAATATATTCGTACATTATTTCCCCCATCAGAACGGATAGTCACCGTCATCTTCCGTAACTGCTTCCGTTGCTGCGGTTGCCGCAAAGCTCTCGTTTTTCGGCGCTGATACGGTATCGGCGGTCACGGCGGTCTTGAACTTATGCTTGCAGTCGGGGTGCTGTGTCGGTTCAAGATAGCTTACCTTTTCTCTTGTGGTGCCCTTATCGTCCGTTTCGTGCTTTACTACAGCTATCACACACTTGCCGACAAGATCGTCGCAGTATTCCGCAAGATCCTTGTATTCCTTGCCGTCAGTGAGCTTTGCGGCCTTGCCTACTGCCATAAGTCTGCCGAACGTATAACCGTTTACCGCAAGGTCTTCCTTTGTAGGTTCTTTAGCCTTCCATATCTGATAAAACAGGCAGGCGTTGCCGTATTTCTGCTCCGGAATATCATTCCTTATCGTCAGTCTGAAGCTCAGCGATGTACTGCCGCTCTTATATGTTTTCTCGTCTACGCTTGTGATTATCGTTTCATATCTGCCTTCGGGCTTGAGTGCACTCGTAGCTGCTGAATTGTTCTGTGAAAATGCCATATTATTTATCCTCCGTTATAAGTCTTATTGCGTCTTCTGTGCTTCTGCATATACCTGCAACAGCACCCGAACGGCGCATCTTTTCAATAAAATTCTTCTGTTCGGGGCGAACACGTCCCGTTTTTGTCTTTACCTCTATGAATATTGCCTTTCCGTCCGACTGCCTTACGCCGAACAGGTCTGAAAATCCGACCGGTACGCCCGTGTCGAAATATCTGCCGTCAAATGTTCTGCCCTTGCCGACGTTAATGCGGAATATCACACAACCGTTCTCGGACAGCGCACGTCTGACAGCATTCTGGATACTGTGTTCTTCTGTCAATAGATAAAACCTCTCTTTCTTGCTTCGTAAAACGCCCAGCCCCTCTGATACCCTTTCTTCTTTGCGTATGCAAGCAGATCGGAATAGGACGAACAATCATCGGGACTGCTGAAATCCAGCCTGAAGCCCTCGATATGAATAAGCTCGGTGCTTTCGCTTGTTTCTATATCCCGGCTCTTTACCGGGAAAACATATCCGCAGTGAGGGCAGATACAGGGCTGACCGGGCGGCGGCGCTCCGAATGTATAGTAACATTCGGGACACTGTTTCACCTTTTCGGCATTCTCTGCAGCTTCTTTCTTTATGTTGCGCTTGCGTTTTTCGAGCGACCACAGGCGGTCATCATCGGGCATTCCGAAGCGTGCGTAATTGCCGACATGATCAAGAATTATCGCACGCTTGCCCGGTCGATAGCGCATACATCTCATTGACTGCTGAATGTACAGCGTAAGAGATTGAGTGGGACGGAGCAATATCGCACATTCGCAGTCGGGAACGTCAAAGCCCTCCGATATTAAATCGACATTGCAAAGTATCGTTATCCGTCCTGCTCTGAAATCCGAAATAATACGATTACGCTCTGCATCGGGAGTTGTACCGTCAATGTGTACGGCGTTTATGCCTGCTTCTCGGAACGCTTCGGCGGTAGCGAGCGAGTGCTTAACGCTTGAGCAGTAGCAGACGGCTTTCTTACCGTCTGCAAGCTGTCTGTAGTATCCGATAACATCACCGAATACAGCCTTTTTGATCATCGCCTTTTCAACGTCCGCCGTAACAAACTCGCCCATTTTGATATGAAGCCCCGATAAGTCGGCTACGGACGGTGCATAGTAGTCATACGGTGCAAGACAGTTGTGATCAATAAGCCATTTGGTAGACGGCCCGATTATCAGCTTGTCGTTGACATCACCCAGACCGTCACCGTTCAGGCGGACAGGCGTTGCCGTTACCCCCACACGAAGCACATCGGGGAAAGCATCATAGATTTTCTTGTACGACAGCGCAAGGCTGTGGTGATTTTCGTCTGTAATGATAAGCGCAGGCTTTGACAGTTTTTTTATCCGCCGTGCTGCGGTCTGCACCATCATCACGTCACAGTAGTTCATATCAACGCCCCAGCGTATGAACGTCCTTATTATCTGCTGAACAAGCTCCTGCCTGTGTACAAGAAACAATACCTTTTTCCCGTTGAATGTAGTCCGCCGTGCTATCTCTGCTACTATCACCGACTTACCGCCGCCGCACCCGAGAACAATGCAGGGAGCGTGATAACCCTCACGCCACGCCTGCCTTGTCTGCTCGACAAGCTCACTCTGATACGGTCTTAGCGGCATTCTGCTTTTCGACCTCCTTCTTTGCACACGCTATGCACAGCTTTCTGCCGAATTTTGCAACCGAGCTTTCAACCATTTCCGCTACCGTATGCTTAGGTGTCGGCATAATGACAGTGCCGCATTCTTCACATCTGTCGGGCTCTGCACCCTCGCTGAGCCATGCGCCGAGCTGAGCACCTAAATCTTCGGTGATAACACCCGACCACTTATCGAGGAATGTTGTGTCTTTTGAAAGACTTGCGATATGCTCACGGTTTATCTGAAATGCTATGTCAAATTCATACTCGGTGTTATCACGCTGCACCGGCGCAAGTCCTATCTTGACGGGAACGGTCTTGCCCCTGTCGTTGATTTCCATAGCATAGCCCATCTTGGTACGCAGTGTAATGATTGTGTGGCAGTTGACCGACAGTATGGTATTGACAAGATTGTTCTGTATCTTTCCCGCCTCGTCCCATGCGGTATAATCGTTCTTTCCCTGACGCTGTGCTATCTGTGATTTGATGTCAAGCACTCCGCCCTCGTTATCCCATGCGTGTGAAAAGCTGTCCACTATTATTACGCCGTCCTCCCCGACCGCCTCAGCCGCCTGTCTGACGTACTCTATGTACTTTTCGGGCGAATACGGCGGTGTAAGCGGGGCATAGAGAAATTCTCCCGTGCCGAGATCGTGACGATCGGCATAGAATCTGCCACGCTCGTGTTCTGTATCTATAAGGGCAACCTTGCCCCAGTTGCCTGTTATGCCCTTTGCGAGATAGAGCGACGAAAGCGTTTTACCGCTTCCCGACGGTCCCATGACCGCAATTCTCGCCTTTGATTTCTTTCTTGTTACGAGTGTAAATATATTGCTCATAGCTACCTCACTTTATCGTTATATACGGCTTTTTCTCAAGATGTACGGCAGGGAGCTTTTCTCCGCTGTCGAGCAGCTTCTTGACCTCTGACTTGCATATGGTCGGTTTGCTGTACTTTATCAGCGATTCGTTGAATGTTTCGGCATAGTCAATAAACTGCCGCTCATCGTCAATAACCACACTGTCACGTCCCTCTGAGAACGTTATTTTTGCTTTCGGCATATCGACCTTTTTCAGCCTCATTGCCTGCATATCCTGTAACAGACGCTTTTTCAGAAACTCTGCTTTTTTGCGCTTTGTCTTTGCTCTTGCCGTCTGTTCCTTAGCTTCAAGCTCGTGGCTGTCTGCCTCACGCTCAAGGGATTTTATGAAGCAGGCGACGTTTTCGGCCTTTTCACTGAACTCGCCCTCAATGCCTTCGAGAGTGTCAAACCACATTGTCAGCATATCGGCTTTGTATGCTTCAAGGTCAGCGATGACCTCGCCGTCATCGTCTATATACTCACCGTCCGCATTGGTATCCGGTTCATAGTCATTTATAGCGTCAAACGCATCGAAAAGCTCGGCAAACCTGCCGGTTATATCATATAATGTACTGCTCATACGATTTCCTCCGTCATTTTCTCGAAAAACTGCTTTGCTTTGCTGACAAACAAATCGTGATTACTGTCTGCGGAATTATTGTCGATGAACTCGCAGAGCCGTTTTGCCGCATCAATAGCTGTTGCAAGGTACGCTTTAAATGTTTCCTTGCTGTCGGGCACGCTCACCGTAAGTTCCGACTGCTCACGCTTAGCGGCTTCAAGCTGACTGCGGAGTTCTTCAAGTTTCTTTTCGCTTTCGGCTTTAAGACTGTTCATCTGCTCCGTATGCTCACGGTTTAAGCGGATAGTGTCCTGTAATGCGTCCTCCTGCACCTTGTCAAGCTGCTGCTCATAAGTTTTGCAGATATTATCAAACGCTGTCTTGTCCATAACGCCGTCCTTAGCCGGCTCGACAGCAACTTCAACAGGGCGGTTTTCAAGCTCCTTTATCTCGGCTTCGAGTGCCGCTATCTGCTGTGACAATGTGTTCTTGGCTTTTTCAAGTGATTTCGCCTGCTGTGCGGCGGCGGATGCTTCGGCTTCTGCGGCCGACTTATCGGCTACTGCCTTATCCTTTTCTGCTCTTATCTGCCGTATCTGCTGCTCAAGCTCACGGACGGAGGTGTTCTCAAGGTCGGTTTTTTCGGTTATTTCTGTACGTTCTTTCTCGGAAAGTTTAGTCAGTAATAACAGTTTGCTTACTCCAATTTGTCTAGACGTCTGGACAAATTCTTTTGGAAGACTTTCGACAACAGTTATGTAATTATATACATTGGCTCTCTTAAACCCTGTTTCCTGTTCGCAATATTCTTCAAAATTCTGATACCCCAGCTCTTTATAGAGCTTGCTGTCCCTCATTTCTTTAAAGCCCTTGCACATCTCATACAAGCTCTGCTGTGCTACCTGTGCCGCCGCTTTGATGCGGTAATTAAGGTTTGCTGCCTTGACGTAATCGTCTGTGTCTGTAGGCAGTGTATGAACTTCTGAAATTGTCATGCTGTTTTCCTCCTTGATTTTGTTTTTGATTTTTTCGCTGCAATACCGTCAAGGTACTGCTGATACATCTTTTCGACATTGATTATTTCTTGTG